GGTCTATGTAGACATCCCCGCATCTGCGGCGAAGATAACCTGGCCGAATACGGCTTGGTCGTCTCCCGGAGATACGTCTCTTCTCGACTCGCTTGGGACGAACGACAACGGCGGGATTGCGACGGACATGGCAGCCTTCTTCATGGTTGTGAAGAATGACAAGTGGTCAGCCGCTAACAACCACGTTACCGCCTGGAACGAGATGTACACAGCGGGCGGTCCCAACATCGGGGTCTACACCTCCAACGGCAACAAGTACGAGGTTCGCACTGAGTTGAAGGACACGACGACCAATCGCGGCTACGCTCGCGTTGGTTTTGAGGTGAACGGAAACCAGAGGTCCAGCGGCACCTATGTTGGCGTAAATACGTACTTCACCATTGCCTCAATGCAGTACGCGCCAGGAAGCACCTACTTCAACATTTGGGTGTCTGAGGTTGGGCAGCCGTTTGGAAGCATCTGGAATATGTCGCCACAGTGGGACATGAACACCGTTGTTCCAAGCAACATGAAAAGCTGGGGCATCTGGAGTTACGGAAACGGTGGCAACTCTGTTAGCGCAACGAGGCTCAGCGTTTGCGCTGTGGCTGGTTGGAGCGTTGGCTGGGACGAGGCGGCGACCAACCACTTCGCTACCATGCACGCCCAGGTAACGTAACAGTGGGTCTTGAGCACCTTGGAGATGCCGGCATAGGCATCGTTGCAGCGGTCCTTATTATCCGTGAGGTAATGGGATACCTGAAAGCTCGCGAGCAAACTTCCGCGATTACAGCAGACGACGGCGACTGCGACGAGGCCATTGGAAAGCTCAACAAGATCGACGACAAGGTTGACGACATACAGTCTGGCGTTGCTGACCTTCGCGGAGCTACCGTCCAGATGAGCGCCATCCTGTCCAAGACAGACCCTGACGGGCTTCCCCTCTGCTATTCACCGAGAAGCCTTACGACTAGCCTTACTGCCCTTTCTAGCTCTGTAGAGAAGCTAGGCGATAAGATTGACCGAGGCTCCTAGTGGACCTCTTCTTCCAGTCTTGGCCTGTCGTTACTTCAGCCATAGCTGGCGTTGTGGCTGGCAGTCTCTGGGCAGCGAAGGTCTACTTCATGCTTCAGACGATTCTCTCTAAGCTCGACACGGTAGAGAAGAACATCTCTACGCACAGGCACGATGACGGCGGCTCTGTGCTTATCCCTGCGAGGTAGTTGTGCCCAAGTTCAGCCAGAGAAGCAAAGATAGGCTTAACACTTGCCATAGTGACCTTGTGAAGGTGTTCACGGAAGTAGTGAAGTATTACGACTGCACCGTTATTGAGGGACAGAGATCGCCAGAGCGGCAGGCTGAGCTTGTAAGGCAGGGCAAGAGCAAGACGCTTAAGTCAAAGCACTTAGTCACTCCGCTGTCTTTTGCTGTAGACGTTGTCCCTTATCCAATCGAGTGGAACCGAAGGGGCCAGCAGAGGATGCGACACTTCGCTGGCTTTGTGTTTGGCATTGCTTCACAGATGGGCGTCAACCTCAAATGGGGGGGAGATTGGGATGGGGATGTTTGGACTAAGCGGGATGGTCTCGCGGACCAGTCATTTATGGATCTTCCCCACTACGAGTTGAAACAATGACTTCAAGAGCACACAGGAGCCTTACCTCTGCCGGTATTCTGGGCGTAGTGATAGCTGTTCTCGGCTATCACATGATCTCTGATACTCCAGAGCCTGCACCCGTGGTAGATGATGACGACAGCGCGGATGACGACGACGACAGTGCGCCGTTTTCCAACCTTCCTCCAATACCAAAGGACAAGCCATGACCCTTCCAGAAATGAATCCCAAGCTAAAGAGCCGTAAGCTTATTTTGTCCCTGCTTGCGGCAGTGGCTCCAATTATCTGCTCATACCTTAGTGACGACGTAAGTCTTCACGATGCGATGAAGCTCTCTGTTACCGCAGTCATTGGCTATTGCGTGTCTCAGGGCTGGGTAGATGCGAGCGCAGTAAAGGAAAAGACCGACTCTGATGAGTAGCAGTAGCAAACGACTCGCCCGCAAGAAGCAGGCGGCAGAGGTTCTAGAGGCTCACACCGGGCCCGTCATGGAGATGCTTGCATCTGTTGTTGGCGAATTGTCTGAAGAGTGCGAGGGCCTATCTACCTTTGAGGCAGACCTGCAATACGCAGGAGAGCTTAGCTACAGGCTAGACAAGGCGATTCAGTTGGGCGACCCGATAGCTGAGGCGCTCGACGGAATCATTACTTTCTTTGTTGCCTTGGCTGCCATTGGAATCTGGCGAGCGGTTGCGCGTAAGGACAAGCTTAGGGGGGCTAAGCTAGACAGGCTTAAGAGTAGGCTTGTTGAGCGGGGACCGAAGATGGCTCCTGCTGTGCGTAAGAGAATTCAGCGTAGAATATCTCGACTAGAGAGAGCGGCTTCTGCATAGCTAAATGCTAGTGTTTCAGATGGAGTAGTTAGATGGCCCATACCCAGCAACTAGTTAACCCTGTTGGCAATGTTCTAATAAAGTTCTCGCAGGCATACCCAGGAAAGGGAGTCCCGCTTACTGTTTCTGAGGTAGACATTACGAGCACCCTTACGCACCTTGTTGCTGTGGAGATAGACAACAGGGGTAACGGGGCTCACGACGCTTACCTTCGGTTGTGGACTGCTAATCCAGCCACGATAGCAACGCTTACCAACCTAGATTTTATCTTCAAGGCCCCAATGGGCACGAAACTTCAGTACACAATTAACCCGAAGGTGCCGTTGCAAGGGTCAGTCCTGTATGGCGTGATAACCACGGAAGCTGACCTGGGTATTGCTGTGCCAGATGCGCCAGTAAACACAGTAACAGCGAACATAATGGCATGTACGTAGGAGTAGAAGCGTGGCAACTACATCTTCACCACAAACAACAGACCTACAAACATATATTCTTAGGGCAGAAGACCTTGACCATAACGGTGAGGTAGATGTCCTTGGAACACCGGCAGTTATCTACGCTTTTGAGATAGATAACGAATCTCTCGGGTCCTCATTCCTCGCTATGTGGAATTCTGGTTACATTGACTGGACCGCGCCAGAGGTGCTGTTCAGGGCCACAAGCACCACTCATTTTGTTATCCACGTAGACAATGACTTCACGTTTAACGAGGCCGTTTCAATTGCTCAAGCAAATATAAACACTGGAGCCGCATCGGTAGTGGATGTTGACGTAAGTATTTTCGCTAAAAGATTCCCAGGATAGTTCGCCCGCAGCTAAGCGCCCTCCCCGGCTTAAGGCTGCGTCTTGAAGAGCGTCAGCGCACCCCCTCGTCGCTGGCGCTCTTCTATTTTCTGTAATACGAGCCTCGCCTTTTGTTAGCTGGAGGTATGCCTGCTTTGGTTCTCCAGTATTGGATGCGAGCAACTGTTACATCTAAGAGGGCTGCAAGGTCTTGGTCATTCATGCGCGGGTACAGGAGGAGAGCGTCCCCTATAGCCCACCCTACTGTTGGGTAAACGTGTCCGTTCCAGCGTATCGACTGCGGCCTGCGTCCCATTATCCTGTTTTCTCCGTTGGTTGAAGGTTAAGTGCCGGTTTGAGTCCCTTCTAAGCAGGGCTCCGTTCTCCACCACCGGCAGGTATAGACCTGAATCCTTTACATAAGCGGGTAACCGCCTGCGCCCCCAGACTACGGGCCTAAGTTGGAGTGGGGCGCGTAATCAGAACAAGTCGTCAACGTCAACTTCGTCGTCGTTATCCTTGCCTTCAGACTCAGGCTCCTTCGGCGCTTCCTTCTTAACTGGTGCGCCGTTAATCACCTTGTCTACGTAGACATTCACGTAGTCCTTACCCTTGCTGTTCTTTGTCTTCTGGGTGATCTGGACTTCCCTGCCAACAAGAAGGCCACGGACAACTCCAGTCCTGCCGCTCTCTTCGTCGTACAGTTCTTCCCAACCAGGCGTTTTGCCAATCACCCGACTGATGCTGCGCTTGATGAACTTGACCGAGTAAGGACTAACAGACGAGAAGCTCTGCAACTGAGCGCCAGCAGCAGCGCCGTCTGTGACCTCAAACCACCAGCTAACGTAGAAGTCTCCCTTCTCGTCGCTGAAGACGCTGAAGTCCGTTACAGCAGCCTTGTAAGTGCCGTCCTTGATGTGGTCCATCTCACGACGACTCCCACCGGAGTCCTCGTCTGCGTCCACGCTGTCAAACATATCCTTGATTGATCCCATTACTTGTTCTCCTTGCTAAAGCTGTCCTTAAAGGCGTTACGGAGGTCCTTGAACGTCATGCCCAGAGTCTCTGGAAGCATCGCCCCCTCTTGTCCACGAGCCTTTGCCTCAATGCGCTCGCGCTTGTTCTCTACAGGCTGCGTTCTAAGCAGCCGCTTATTGTCTTCTGTCATTTCGCACCGCAGGATGAAGTCCATAGCGGAGTGAAGCGTTGCTCTTGCGCTGCGAGGAAGTGCCGTACTTACACGGTGCCGGCCAGTTGCAACGTCCCTGGAGCCAAGACGCTCCATGATTTCCTCACGCTTCTCATGCCCGATGAAGATCGTACACATGGGAAGACCGCGAAGCTGTGCGATCATGTTCGTCCACTCTCGGTCAACGGCTCGCCAGCCGCGACCCCAGTCGCCGTCAGCAACATCTACCCAACCGTTTGACTCGCATACGTGGGTAGCGCATAGGTTGTAAGCGATGTCCACGGTGTCGAGAACCACAGTCTTGTAGTTGTGCTTCTCTTCCTTAAGCGCCCCGATTACAAGCTTCATGTCCTGCCAGCTACTGACAGGAACAGACGCTGCGAGCATGGCTGAAGTACCAGGCTCGGTTGAGATGAAAACAGGGCTCGGAAACTGGTTGCCAAGCGTCGTCTTTCCAACGCCAGGTTCCCCGTAAAAGTGCCATGAGTAGTCGGCCATCCTCGCGCTAGGCGGCGATGGCTTGTCAGGAAGGATTGCCATTTGTATTGCTCCTTAGTTCTCTGTGTTTTGTGTCTAGCTTTCTGAACGCATCCTCGCCCACGGCTCCAACGCAAAGGTCGAAGTATGGGCAGCGTCCCCGGCTCAGACAGCTACCTGTGTTTTGAATTGCTGGCAGTTGTTCGTTCTTGATTTGAAGCATCCGTGAGTGAATGGCCCATGCCTGTCTTTGCCATCGCTCAAGGTGCTCGTCTGTTCTCGTTACGATTGTTTGAAAGAAGTAATGCTCTGGTCTTTCTACGTAGTCGGCCCTCACTCTCTCTGCGAACTCGCCTACGGTTTCTCCCTTTCGTTGTCTGATGGTTGGCTTCTTTACGATTCGATAGTCCGTCTTCCTAATTGGTGACTTGAACTTGACGCTGCCTGCCCAGTTGTATGTGCTGACCTGAAAGTCAATCTCAAGCCTCTCCATGTAGTCGCGGTTGACCATTGAGGCTGTCTTCCACTCACCAAGGATCACCTCTCCTGGGTAGTCTGGATGGTCACCATCCCAGACACCGTCGAAGACTCCGCTGAGCCTGTGTCGCTTGCTGGCGTTGCCTGTGTCTGGGTGCCTAAGGGCTACCTCAAACTGGACCTCATGCTGCTTGGGCCAGTTGGTCCAGTGCCTTAGCGCACCCTCAACCATCGCAGTAACGATGGCCTCCCTTATCCTTACGGCGTCTTCCTCAAACCTGTCCCAGACCGGCTCTCCACCACGAAGAACCTCAAGCGCAGCATCGACAGAGCCAGCTTCTATCCCTGCATGGAAGGCGCTTCCCATGCTTAGTGCAGGGTGCTCTTCAAACGGAGTGAGCCGCTTGTTGTATCGGAGGTCGTGACGATGTTCGCACCTACTAAACGTCGTCAGTTCTGATTGGGTGATTAGCTCTTGCATTTCTATGCACCGTTTCTGTGAATGATGGGATTCCTCTTGCCTTGCGCACCTTTGATACGTTCTGTCTGCTGCATCCAATTCGCTCTGCCATGATCGTGTCTGGCACCAGGCCAAGGTCGGCCCACTCTGGCCCCAGAACCTCTGGCTTTGGGCGAGCATGTCCTCGCTTTCTTATCGCCGTGTGCTCTCTAATTCTCCTAGTTATTGTTGTCCTTGAGACGCCAGCCATTGTCGCAAGAGTCTCAAGATTTACTCCCTCTTTGTATAAAGCTACGAACTCTGTGATATCCACGGTCAATCCTTTCCTTGGAGCCCCCCACGGCACCGCTGACAATATCAGCGATGGCGCAGGGGGTCAACCTCCAAAAGTTATGCCGCGATCTCTCGCAGAATGTCGGTGCCTCGCTGGATGAAATCGTTTCCAGTGCCCAGGAGCAGCGATTCAAACCGCTTGTCCTGAGAGCCGCGAGTGGTGCGGTGGAACGATGCGTATTCAGTGAGTGCGTTGTATGCAGCCCACGCGGTTCCGCCAACTCCAGGCATTGTGTTCCCAGTGCCGTCAAGGAAGAGTCCGGTCAGGTCACGGCGTCGGTTATCAACCCTGGTCCTGGCTCGCTTGCTGATTTCTTCACCGTCATCCGTTGCCGGCTCAGGAACAAGGGCGATGCAGAAATCAACCCACCTATTCGTAGGCATGGGTGTGTCTGCTAGTTGGCGCATGAACTCGGCGCTGTCATCGAAGGCTTCCTTAGCGAGACCCAACACCTTCTGGGCCTCCTTAATGTTCTCCATAGCGTTGCGAGTGTGACGGACACTCACGCCAGTCTTCTCGCCACGCACAAGGGCAGCCCTCGCTGTGTTAGCGCAGACCACACGAACGTCAGTCCACAGGCAACGCAGGGAGGTCTTCCCGTCGAAGCCGTTGTAAAGGAACAGGTAGTGATCAACGTGGTCGTTAGGAACGATCTCAGAGCTACCCACCTTGCCCAACATCCACACCCTGCGACCCCCGCTAAGCGAGCCAGCCGTGTGGTAGCGCATGAGGCTTTCATCGACCAGCGAGTCCATGAACCCGAAAGCGTCGAGGTTCTGGATTGGCGTGTAGTTCTTTCCGACTACGCCAAGCACCTTGTCGTCCGTGTCTCGGACGATTGCCGAGTGTGCTTCTACCGGAACTGCTCCACTGGATTCGTTAAACGCAAACAGTTGGCGCTTGCTCACTGTCCAGTCAAGGCCAGCCTGGATGATTGCATCCTCTGAGGTTAGTGGTTCGTCTCCGACATAGGTGCCGAGTCCGTGCCATGGCGTAGCTCCTGCGTACATCATTGTTTCAACTTCGTGTGACATGCTTGCTCCTTAGTTAGCGGTTGGTTGGTTGTTGTCTTGCTCATCCGTCACCCCGACAGACGAGCCATTATCAAACGAGGGCGGGTCAGAAACTGTCCTGGCTTGTGTGCCATCGCCAGACGGAGGCTCCCCAAAGGCTGGAGTCGATGGACCTATTGTTGCTATTGCGGGGACAGCGCCTTGGCTGCCAAGTACGCCTGCCGTGTGAAGGGCGCTGATTAACATTTGAATCGCAGCAACCACATCGCCAGCATTAGAGGAACTCTTCTCCGCACGCCTGCTTAGGATGTCTAGAACCTCCCTAACACCGTTAGAGTCTGAGCACATTTCAGCGATGTCTGCGGTAAGCGGGTGGTCTGCGAATACGTCTGCGAGGTCACTGAAACGCTCAATCGCCTCCACTATCTCGTCCGGCTCTTCGTATCCATTCTCCGCAAGACGCGCTCCAACGCTTGCGTGTTGGATGATGTCGCACGCTTCGGAGTACCCTTCGCTTTCAAGCTCTCCCCACTGCTCTATCGCGTAGGTGTTTTCTTCGACCTCCTGATAGGCCCTGCTCACGGCGCTCTTTGCTTCATCAAGATAGGACTCAGCCTCCCTTATGTTTGTCTCACAGTCGCTAAGTTCTGATTCAATACGACTACTCATGTTTCCTCCGTGTCTCGTTGTTCAGTGCCGACCAGGGATTGGCCGACACAATCAATAGTATCATCGCCGTTCACCGGATGTCAACCGAAATCGACACCCTTTAATTGCGCTGCATGATGTCCGTGTATCCGCTGTCTATGCGCCCGCCCAGGTGCCCGTCATCAAGCAGTGGCGCACCAATAACTCTCTCAGAGTTTCCAGCGATAACCTTCATGTGTGAGATCAGGTGATCTCGCGAGCCTGGAATGGCTGAAGGTGGCACCCCATTCGCCACAGACAGCATCGTCTGCGCGTCTTTTTCGTTTGGTGAGAGAGTGAGCATGGTTCCCATGGCAACCGTTGTAACGGCAGCAAGAGAGTCCATCCCCCCGCGCCTACGCATTGTCTTCGTTATCTCAAAGGGCCACTCCTTTGGGGTGTCGCCAAGCTCAAGAATCTCTGTGTCAACTGAGCCATCCAGGGCCCACATGAGATAAGCAAAGGGAACAAGAAGGTCGCCTTCGTTAAAGCGAGCAGCGTCCTTCTCCCAAAAATCGTCCTGTGTATAGGCAAGCGTGGCTAGTTCAGTTTC